GCCAGACACCTTGTACTTGTCTACTATTGGATCAATGTGGTTTATTACTGGGTGGCTCCACTTAACTCTCCACCCACTCTTTCTGATCCTAATACAACTAAATTTCGTGCATTTACTTCTTTTCTAAAATTTTTAAAAGCTTGAGCAATTTCTTCATCTTTTAAATCAGACACTGTTTCTATGACATCGTTTGGTCTTGATCTTCTAGCATTGACTATTTTTCTTTCAAGGTACTCGTCAAAAGTTAAAAACATTGGTTTCTTCTCATCTACTTTTTGAAAAGCAGATTGTATTTCTTTTTCAGACATTCCCCTTGCACGAGCCTCTGCTATTTGACGATCTATCGTCTTGTTTTGTGCTCTAGCTGCTTTATAGGCTTCATTGCCCTCTCTCATTGCTTTATTAACTGCTTGTCTAAATGTTTTGTAATAAGCGTCAGTAGCAATAAATTTAGAAAGTTCAGATACTGTAGCAATGTAAGCTTCTCTTGGATCTTTAATTTGTCCAAGTATTTCTCTTTCTAATTGATTGTCAATTTTTGTTTTATTAATAATCGCAGGATTTATTCTTTCTGCAACAAATCGAGTGACCATAGGACTTTTATCGAATCCTGCTGCCTTTTTTGCATTCTCTAGTTTTTTCTGTATATAAAGATCGGCTTGTTTTTCTGTAAGATTATAAGTTCCATTTTTGTACGCTTGAACATCTTCGTCAGAAAGTTTAAATGTTGTAGGAACATCTTTTCCTCTTAGCTGTTTTTGAACATCTTCTATGTTTACAACTGGAGAATCACCCTCTCCAAACCTAACTCTCCCTTTAATTTTGTCTATTAAAACTCTTCTTGCTTGTCCCGTAATGTCATAATTTTTATTGTTAAATGCTTGATATCTTCTTTGCAGATAACCTCCAGCATTTATATTATTCATAACAATATCTTTAAATTTTTGTTGAGTCATTACACCTTCTTCTCCGACCTCTGGCAATCTTTTGAAGGACTCAGTTTTTAATATTTTTGATGATAAACCATCAATTGTTTTTTTAGCATCTCTAAATAATTTAAGAAGTTCTGGAGATATACCTATTCTGTCAGCCGATATACTAGGAGTAAACCCAGGTGCTCCTTCTAAAACACTCATGAATTTATTCATTAATTCTGCTTTAGTTAAATTTGAAAGATCTCTATTTGATGATTTTGAAAGCTCTTTTCCAATTGCTTTATCTATTCTTTTTAAATTACCCTCTGCAATTTTTATATCTCCCTCAACTGCTGGATCAATTAAAGATCTCATTTTACCAGTGAGAGGGTCTAATAAACCTCTATTTCTAAGTGCAGAAACTGCTATGCCTATCATAGAATCTAATCCACCTTTTGACTCATCTACTGCATATCTTGCAGCAGCTCCCTCAAAATAGTCTCCAGTTTTCTCAATAGCTTTTTTTGGTAGATAAGAAACTGCTTCTGCTATACTTGTATCTACACCTGGTAATTTAGCGGCAGTTACTTTTGCAGTTGTGTTAACAAATTGTTTCACTGCAAAAGGTAAAACAGTTGTAGCTATTGCACCCTCTGCACCAATTGCTAATTTATTAGCTAATCTTCTTTTTGTTTCTTCAAACCCAGTTAGTCCTATTCTTCTGTCTGTTTGAAAAGGACCGTCCTCAAAAAAATCAGAAACAGTTTGAGTTCCATCTGTTGCAACAATAGCATCTGTAACACCAGCTGCCGTTATTTGAGCAGC